CACCGTCTGTAGTGCTGGCTAAGTCCCAGCCCCTGCACCATTTAATTTCGCCAGCAGGTAATGCGTCCACGATCTGTATTTGATCGGGTTTAAACAAGTCTCCGTCTAGTGGAGCAGGTCTTTGTTGATAGAGAGCTGCCCACGTCCTCGGATTACTTTCAAATTGCGCCCAGTGCTTCTCATCGAACCATTCGGTCCAAAGGTATTCACCGATCTGTCTGCCAAGGGGATCTCCCTCGTTTTCGCATTTAGCGGGTAAGCAGACCACTTCCCAGTAGTTGCCGTCCTTGCAGAGAATCCTGCCGGACTCACCTTTCCAGCCATCGGGAAGTATTCGTCCAGCGAGGTCATCCTCGTGCCAACGGGTTTGAATGAGGACAATCCAGCCTCCCGGTATCAAACGGGTCTTTAGATCATCCTCGAAAGCGTCATAGGTTTTATTACGGATTGTGTCCGAATTAGCTTGCTCACGTCCCTTGATAGGGTCATCAATGATGATTCCATGAGCTCGATTACCAGTAACGCCCCCGAGAATACCGCAAGCCATGTATTCGCTGCCGTTGTCCAGTGAGAACTCTTGAGCAGCCGAAGACTCGACTGTCAGCCCAGTTCCGAAGATTCCTCGGTATCTAGGCTGCTTAATGATTGATCGGGTGCGTCTACCCAGTTTTCGGGCTAGATCGTCACCATAGCTGGCTAGGATCACCTTACGGTTTGGCTGAGCCCCAAGGTACTTACTGGGGAAAACTACTGAGGCATAGGTCGATTTGGCACTGCCCGGGGGCATAAATACCATCATTCGACCATACGGAGTATTTGCTACTTCATCTAGCTTTTGCAATAAAAGCCGATGATGATGAGCCATCGTGGTTTCGATTGGCTCAAAGAATTCAGTGTCGGGATCGTCTGTGGACGGTTTACCCGGTACATCAATAGCGTTGGCATACTGCAGAATGTCTGCACGAGCCCTGCGCCTGATTAGGACTTCCTTAGCTGCTTCGGCTTGCGATGGCAAGGAGAGCCTCGTCTGTCATTTCCCGCAGATTTGAGTCTTCGGTACTTGTGAATTTCTGCACTTGTTCCTTGTTTGCATTGAGCAATCCCAAGGGAACTTTGCTGGCTTCGTTTGCCATGTCTTGCAATGCGCTCACCGTCTTGAGTGCGACCATGCCTTCGCCAGTCAGGAGGTTTTCCTCATTCACTGTATTGAGCTGCTGATTTGCCAGTCTCGATAACTGATTGGCATTTATGGCTCCGAACTTACCTGCGCTGGCTAGGTTCGTACTGATCGCTTTGAGGTCATCCACAAAGTTTAGTACGGTAACTTGTTCGGAAACAGGTAAAGCCTTTAAATTCTGTTCAGCCGTAACTAATTGATTTGAAACGGATTTCATTGTTCGGATTCGTTCGGAAAGCCGTTCGCTGATCGATGTCTTACTCACCCCGTACTCTCGGGATAGATCCGCAGCCTTCTCGCCCTTGAGCATTCGGCTTTTGATTTCTTCCCACTGTTTGTCAGTGAGCTTTGAAGGACGTGCCATTAGCTGACTATTCCTTTCAGCGTATCGAAAATATACGATTTATTGCCCAAAATGTATCCAACTTTATTGACTCCCAAACTGGGATACAGTTTATCCATGATTGGCAAATTTACCATGATATTTCTCTATCAACGGGGGTGGTTAGGCAGACATTAGAGGATGTGAGAAGTAGAGAGTTTTTCTGCCTTCTGCTCTACAGTTCAAAATCACCAAATCTACACCCCCCACCTTAATCTGCTTCCACGTCTTCGTTTTTGTAAAGTTTTTGATCTGTTTTGTAAAGTTTTGATTGCAGCATTGTCAAGTTCTTAGCTTGCTTCCACGCTTTCTGAGCCACTGAGTCTGCCTTCTTGTAAAAGTTTGCCCGGCTGATTCCTACCTCGCTTGCAAGGACCTTAATCGGGATCTTGCGTCCATTCCTGTATCCAGCCGAAATGTAGACCGCATAAAAAGCAATCTGCTCCACTGGATCAAAGCTGTCAATCACCAAAGTAAATGCTGGGAAATACTTGTTTAACGGATAGTCGACTTCATGAGTGGCTGATCCTTCATTGAGCACCTTGTCAAAGCCGGGTGGGAGACGGGGACCGCCATACCTATGCGCTTTGGCATAGTGCCAAAAATTTACGCATATCTCCTCAAATTCAGGATCGGTAAACTGTCTGCTCATGCTTTCCTTTTAAGGTCCCGGTTACATTTATCCGGGGTGCGAAAAAGGAATTAACGCACTGATTTGCGTCAATCTTAATCGATCACTTATCATCCCGCAAATCTTCCAGTGGTGATTTCCAGCAAATATTCCTCGGTGAGTCCGTAAACCGACTCGAATTTTTTGCGCCCAAGTCCATGAATACCGGAATTACCAGTATGGTGCTCGGGACAGAGGGGGATGACTGGAGCATTACTGCGCTTCCCGGCTCTACGGATGTGATGAATGACAGCAGGGCTTCCTTCTCCGTATCCGAGGTGAATGCAAAGGATGCACCCGAGGCTTGCAAGTTTGTCAAAATGTTCTTTCTGTGCTTTAGTCGCCATACTTGTACCCGTAAGCCAACTGGCAAAATTGCTTTTCAACGCTATTGCTTGACTGCCAAAAAATATCAACTGGACAATTATCCCGGTAATCCAAAAATGCTTTGACAGCACAAAGCAATATGACCATGCAGATAATTAGTTTAGCAAGATTGAGAATGTCCTTCATAGTAACGCTTCCTCAAATTGTGACAAATCTAATTTTGGTTTTGGTTTGCGAACGCATTTAAACGTCCAGCCGGGACGCAAAGCGCAAACTGCAAGAGCCTCCTCTTGTCTGCCAACAATTCGCATTACTTCGTTGTCTTCGTTTTTGATAACGTACATTGCATATCCTTTCGTGAATATATTCTTATCATACACTTAAATCTTTATCGACTGCCCATGCTTGGATGTATTCAATCAGCTCGATCATTTCGTTGACCGACAGCTCCGAGGTCCTACGGAAAACGATGTCGACCCCATGACCGTCTAAAGCTGGCAGCATTTCGATTGGTTCGCCACGAGCTCGAAGCCATGCAGCCGTCAATAATCGTTTCCAAGTCTCTACGTCTCGCTTTGCGCCAGCCCATTCAAGTGCTTTGGCAATATCGGTTAGCAGGGCATGAAGCTTGGCATTCTGAGCTAGGCTGCGGGTAATCGGTTTGATCTCAACTGCGTAACCTTCCGGGGCTTCTGCTACGGCAATTTTTGCGTTTGACCTAGCAACGTCATGAGCCAATATTAAATATTTTCTCAAAAAGTAGGTCCTCCAAAAACTTCACGCTCTAGGTATCTGCAATACTGGTTTTGGTGCTCAATGTGCTTCAGTAGCTCATCATACTTCGTTCTCCAGTAATCGGCAGCTTCTTTTGCAACTTGAAGTTCGGTTATAGCCACACCCCCCAGTCTCCCCGGTTCCCTAGCCTCCACTGGACGATGAAGTCGCTTTCGCACTTGAGCCATAGTGATCTTGACCTTTCCGTATTCACCCATCTTCTAAATTCCCCCAATCCCCATTCGTGTCTGTATTTCAAAAGCTGCCGTACAAGGCAACGGTGTTTATGCGTTTGCTCACTGATCGCCATTGATCCGGTCCGGGTGATACTGGTAGGACCATACTTCCTTCCGAGCTCTCAAAGTTGTATTTGGCACGATTTCCCGAGTGATATACCGTTGTTTTCGCAGGTGGCACAAAGCCATTGCGATTGCAGCAGAAGTCAAATTGGTTTTTTCTCGGATCGCAGATAGGGTCAACGGATTTTTTTCTTTGACAAATACGGCTCGGACCTTTACCAGTGCGTTTGAGCTTTGCTTTTCCATTTACTTTCCCCTCATTGCAACAGATTTTTGTTTGAATGAGGAGGTGAATTCCCTCAATTTTTCGAGTGCTTCCTCTCTTGCCTTAGCTGATGCAGCGATCTCGGCTTGAGTTGGCTGCTTAGTGATTATGGTATTTGGCTTGCTAGGAATCCTCGGACCTTCTTTGCATAGGTTTTTAAAAGCCAATGCCGAAGGTGGGAACTTAGGGTCCATGTGCAAAAGGGCATAATCAATCTTTGGCTTGTAGGTCGCATGAACTCCCAGCAACTCCAGCCAAGTCTGACGGACCAATCCATGATCTACCCCATCCCAATGACGCATAAAAGCAGCTCCGTAGATTGCACCCATGCGCCCAAAAATGTAATCCAAGCCGTCTTCAGGCTGGCAAAAGTCACTTTCCAAGTAGTCGGGCATTGTTGTCTCCTCCAATTAAACCTCGGGTTAACCCTGACATTACTTCCTGATTTCGAGTGCCAGCCGTCTTTGACTGGTTCCTGTCCTTCAGCCAATCCGCTTTAAAGCCCCTCCAGCCGTTCTGACAGCAGAGTTCTAAAACTTCCTGAAGGCTGATACCAGCTTTTGCTGCCTCTCGTTGTAGACCCTTTAAAGCCGTTTCTGTGACGGGTGCTTTTAAACCCTTCCTCAACTTTACGAAATCTTGAAAAACAGTTTCACTAACTCCGTCAGGAGTCTTAGTATTTATCTTTGGTTCTTGGTTATTGGTTCTTGGTTCTTGGTTATTGGTTCTTGGTTCTTGGTTCTTGGTTAGGATCTGAAACGTATCTGAAACCTGATATGATTTCAGTTCTGATTCCTTATCTGATTTCAGATCTGATTTCAGATCTGATTTGGATTCCCAACGGATGTGATTCGCTTTTCGTGCGGAATTCGCTTTAGATCGATACTTCGCAATTTCCTTGTCGGCTCTCTCATTATGCCAGCCGTCCTCCTGCTTAACGAAAAATTCCTCAAGCAAAGCCTCTACGATGTCAATGGTAGATTTGACTTTCCTAGCGACCAAAAGAACGCTTGTGAAGGGCTCCTCGCCTTGGTAATACAGATCCATCATCCTTCGGTAGGTGAGGTCTTCAGCATCGCTTAAATGGCTTGTATGCGATATGTAATCGCCTATGTGAAACGGGTAGAAGTTCATTGGGCTCCTTTCGTTGGTGCTTTTGCTAAGCTTCCTATCATACTCTAAATTTAAAATGGTAATACATTTATTTTTATGTGACGTTTGTAATCGTTTTAAACCTAATGTTACACTGGCTTGACTATGTGGACACCTGAAGACATCGAATTTTTAAAAACCAACTATTTAGCAAAAGGAAAAAAATGGTGTATGCAAGCTCTTGGCAAATCCGAGGGTCAAGTAAGGCATAGAGCTGCTGTTCTTGGTCTCAGGCTGGATCACAAGGGGGAATTCTGCGTTGCTTTTCAAAAAAAGAGGGGTCTTGCAAGAGCTGGCATTAAAAGACCGGAGCATTCAGCCATCATGAAACAAAAATACGCTGAAGGCATGACTCAAATTACTGATTGGGCTAAATCTAACGGAGAAGCTATCTCAAAAGCAGCAAAAGACAGGATTGCCAAAAACGGACATCCTCGTGGAATGTTGGGGAAAAAACATACGGATGAGGTCAAAAAAATGATTGGCAAAAAATCAGCAAGTCTTTGGGCAAACAAGACTTTGGATGAGATTGGCGATTGGGTTATGAAAGGTCAAAAAACTCGTTGCGCCAACGGAACCCTTGTCAATCCTAGGAAAGCCTCTTGGAAAGCTTCATGGAGAAATATTGGTGGAATTGATAAATATTATCGATCCAAGTGGGAAGCAAATTACGCTAGATACCTACAGTGGCTCAAAGAAAACAATCAAATAAAAGACTGGAAACATGAACCAAAAACTTTTTGGTTTGAGGGCATAAAACGAGGCTGCGTAAGCTATTTGCCTGATTTTTGGGTGCAAGAATTAAATGGATCTGAGTCCTACCACGAGGTTAAAGGCTGGATGGATGATCGAAGCAAGACAAAAATTAAACGTATGGGCATTTATCACCCGGATGTAAAGCTTATCGTTATTGAGAAAAATGGCTACAAATCTATAGAAAAAAGCGTTAAAGGATTTATTTTAGGTTGGGAGTAAAAAAATCTTGCGGGTCTAGGATTTATCATATATGATAGGAACTGTAGCAACAAATTTATCTCACGAAAGGATAAGACTATGAATTACGATTCTTGGCTCGAGCAGCCATACCAAGACCAATACGATGAGGACGATAAGATCGATTCTCAAGTTGAGGAGCTTATGGAGGAAAACTATAACCCTAACGACTTTAATAATTTTGTTGAGTCGATTAGCGAAGCTTCCAAAGATGACATTGAAACTATTGAAGACTACCTTCAACGGAAGGAGTATGATAAGTTGGGTCTGAAGCTTTGGGCAATATGCTATGAACGCATGGAGCAACAAGCTACAAACCACGCAGTAGAAAACCTGAATTCAGGTTATTTAGATTAATCCACGAAAGGAAATCATCATGAAAGTTTATCAAGCAATCAATGCAGTTCAAGCCGAACTTGCCAAAGTCGGTATTACCAAAAGTCGTACCAACACTCAAGGAGTTGGGTACAAGTTCCGGGGTATTGATGACATTTTCAACGCAATTAGCCCATTGCTTGCAGAGCACAAGCTTTGCATTCTGCCTCGGGTTATGGCTCGTGAGTGCGTTGAGCGTGTCAGCAAAAATGGTGGAGCTCTTTTCTACATTACCGTAGAGGTTGAGTTTGACTTTGTTTGTGCCGAGGACGGCAGCAAGCACACCGTCAAAACTTTTGGCGAGGCAATGGATAGCGGAGACAAGGCTACCAATAAAGCCATGTCAGCAGCGTACAAATACGCAGCTCTCCAAGCGTTTGCCATTCCTACTGTGGGTGACAACGACACCGAGAATCAAACGCATGAAGTTGCGCCCCGTACTGCGCCAGCTCCAAATCCAGCCCCGATCAACAAATCCCCATTATCTGTGACTCAGGTTGCCGACTTCTTGGCAACTATTGATGCTGCAGCCGATGAGGACGAGCTGACAAAAGCTTACAAGGCGGCTTACCGGGTTGCTCAAGCTCAAGGCGATCAAGCAGCCATCAAATCATTTATCACGAAAAAAGACGCTAAAAAAGCAGAATTGGGGATCGCATAATGACAAACCTTACTCTCTACAACATTGCCGACCAATACTTAGTCGACCTGCAAAAACTGCAGGACATGGAGATTGATGAGCAAACGTTTGCCGATACGCTGGAGGGTCTCTCCGGGGACCTAGAAGTCAAAGCGACCAACGTTGCCATGTTTGTTCGTAACCTTGAGGCTTCTGCGGAAGCTATCAAGAATGCTGAAAAAGCAATGGCAGAGCGTAGAAAATCGCTGGAAGCCAAAGCGGATTGCATTCGTCAGTATTTGCTGGACAACATGAACCGCACTGGCATTACCAAGATTGAAAGCCCGTACTTTGTTTTGAGCATTCGCAAGAATCCTCCAGCAGTTGAGGTTTTCAATCAAGACATGATCCCGGACGAGTATTTCGACATCCCTGAACCACCTGCCCCGACCTTAAATAAGAATCGTCTCAAGGAAGATCTGAAAGCTGGTGTTATTGTTGAAGGTGCTAAGCTGACTGCTGGACAGTCTTTGGCAATCAAATAAGGGGTTGATATGAAGCTTGAAAGCGTTTATCTCAGCCGGAACTCGGAAGGGTTCCTATCAGGCAGCGTAACCTTTGCCGGGGGCGTTCTTGAAATTAGAGTCAAGCTGGACAAAGAAAATACCGAGGAGATTATGGGGATAGTCTCTAAGGAGTTTATGAAAATATCCCAACAACTGATTCAATCTTCGGAAGGAAATTAAATGAATCTCAAAAAAGCAAAGCAACTTCGCAAGTCCCTTCGGGCTATGGGAGTTGAGCCCAAAGAAAAAATCTTTACCGGATCGGTTAAGAAAATGCAAACCAAGCTTGGACTTTTGGAATTCGTTCAATGTCAACTGACAAAGACTTGCGGACGCAAAGCCTATCAAGTTGCAAAGCAAGAGGGGATCCGTCATGGCTTCAGTAAATAAAGTAATCCTGATCGGCAATGTAGGTCGTGACCCTGAAACTCGCTATATGCCCAGTGGGGACGCAGTAACCAACTTGTCGCTGGCTACCACTGACAAATACAAGGACAAGCAGTCAGGAGAGCAAAAAGAAGCTACAGAATGGCATAGGGTTGCATTCTTTGGCAAGCTGGCTGAGATCGCTGGGCAATACCTTAAAAAGGGTTCCCAGTGCTATATCGAGGGAAAGCTTCGCACTCGCAAATTTACCGATGCCAACGGCATTGAAAAATATTCGACTGAAATCGTGGCAGAGTCCATGAAGATGCTCGGAGGAAAGCCAAGTGAAAGTGGCGCAGGTGGTCAGCCTCAGAATCAAGGGGCAGGTAGTGGTGGTCTAGGTGATATGGATGAGGATATTCCGTTTTGAGTTAAAATGGGCTTAATTACAAGGAGAGCGTAATGAAAGCCTGTTTTAAATGCCATTCCGTCAAGCCGTTAACTGATTTTTATAAAAACTCAGGAATGCCTGACGGTCATGTCAATAAATGCAAAGAATGTAATAAAAAAGACGTTTCGGAGTATAGGCAAAACAATATTGAGAAAATTCGAGAATATGATCGCCAGCGAGGAAAACTTCCAAGCAGGATCAAAAAATCGATTGAAGTGACTAAAGCATGGAGGACTGCCGACAAAAGACGTATGGCAGCTCACAATGCCGTAGCCCGAGCTCTTAAAAAAGGTTTGCTGATACCCAAGCCTTGCAGTAGATGCAGTAGTGAAGTGACGGTGGCTCATCATGAGGATTACGACAAGCCACTGGATGTAACTTGGTTATGCCAAGCTTGTCACAAGCAAAGGCATATTGAATTGTTGTCTTAAAAAAGAAAATCGTATGAAAAAAGCACTAGCCGTAGTATTGTTGACAGTATCGTTTGCAGCAGCAGCTTCATGCCCTGTATACGCTCCGTACCGTTGCACTCCCGGATATAACGGGAAAATGGTTTGTAGCTGCGGAGGCTAAGCTTCACTGAGGCAAAAGCGGATGCCATTTAATGCTTATGACTTGGGAGTGGCATACCAAGATGGACGCAGCGAGTAGCCTCACCTTATAATGGCACTACCTTAGCTTTGCAGCAAAGGTGGTTGCCAAACCTCTATGGGGGTGTCATTCAGGGCTGGTATCCCTAAAATCTACTACTCAGCGCAATGCTGGATCCTTTCGTGGTTTGACACCCCCACCCTTTTTGCTAAATAGCAACAAAATCCAAAAATAAATGTTGACACTGTAATACTCCTATGTAATACTGCTCATGTAGTTTGATTTTTCATGTAGTTTGATTTTTTCACGAAAGGAAATCAAAATGAACCAAGACTTTGACCTCCAATGTTACGGCTGCAACAGTGCCGAATTTATTGCTCAAATCCAAGGCTGCATTACTTATAAGTTAAGCGGAGCCAATATGGTTGTTGCTGGCTTGATGAGCGATGCGCAAGAGGAAATGGCAATGGGTGCAGTAGAACGTGCTCGTCAGACTTTAAATCGTGCCAAGTTGATTCTTGGTGAAATCATGGACGGCAATTTATAAACAATGAGGGGGAATTGAAATGAGAGACTATCGAGACCAACGTTTGTATCAGGGTGACTTGCTGGATAAAAAGACTCCAGTATGGCTTGAATACCTAGGGGCAGCTATCTTGGGTGCGATCTTGGGAGCCATGTTCGCTTATGGAATATAAGAAGTTTAATCAAGAGCTCCATGACGTTTGCGACCCGCCAGCCCGACAAGCTGTGACTGAGTGGGTCAAAATGAAGTGGGGACTGACTTGCATAGAAAATCCCGATAAATATGCAGTTGATTTGATCGTGTATAGAAAAGATCAGATCTGTGGATACATTGAGGTGGAGACAAGAGACTGGGGGGTTCGGCATTGCCCCTATGACACCATTCATATAGCTCAGCGAAAGGAAAAGCTTTTCACCAATCCCGGCACTTTGATCTTCGTGACTACCCGAGATTTTGAGAATGCGTATTGGTGTACGGCAGAGGACGTAAAAGGAAGCCCATTGATTGAGGTTCCGAACCGAGCAGTCAAACGCCACGAATATTTTTATGACGTACCGATTGAGTTG